TACTCTTTTACCCATGCATCTAAGGCATACCAATTTGAATATGCTGGATTGTGCTTGTGATTACCCTGACCAGAACACATAATCCATTCATGAGCCATAGTTCCAACAGGCGTGAGATTATATTTCTTTGCGAGATATACATTAGATGTGCCAACAAATTTAGATGGACTGTGTAATGTATCATTCAAATGTGAAAACTTCTCAACAGCTAACTCCTGTGCTTCAGCAGAAAGTCTTCTTCTAAGACCAAATTCAGAAAATGTACCAGCATACCAATGACCGCTTCTGAGATTTTCATACTTTTCATCTAATCTCTTTTTGAAACCATTAAGCAATTCCTCATAGTTATATGCCATTCTGAAATATACTTCGTTTACAATCGCAAGTGTAGGAATCTCATACATAGATGTATTAAGCCACGTACCAAATGTTTCGATAGAAAGACCGCAATCTGAATCTGTTGTAATCTCAAAATCCTCATATCTTGGCTGCCACAATCTCAGAAAATCAACATACGAACCTTTCATCCATTTGATATTATCAATATAAGTAAGTTCATCTTCTGTGAATCTCAAACCACAATATAATTTAATCTGTCTGCGAATCTCTTCTACCATTTCTGGTGTAAAATGAACATCCTTATTACGACACTTAAAACTCCAAGTGGTTTTATAATCACTAAACTGATGATAAATAGCCTGTCCCATTGACAATTTGTAGGCATCTGTCTCTAATAAACTTGTAATAATCTGTTCCATATTATTTTCCTTCTTTCTTGATTTGATTAAATATTGTTCTAATATCATATTCTCTGTTTTCGTACTCATAAAACAGATTAATATACTTATCAATAAAAGCCATGTCATTTGGATGCATTGCAATTGGTTTACTTTTCTTAGATTCCCACCATTTTAATTCCTTCTCAAAATTAAATGATTTACCATGATATGCTCTACCTGCTCCAAGATAATCACAAAGCATTTCTTTTTTATACTTCATTGGCATTTCAATAGGATTTCCACCATTATCAAAATTGTCCTGCCAATATTCGTAATGGTGCTTGTTTCTTCCTTTATGGTGCATCCAAGCTGCTGACCAACCATTCTCTTTCTTGCAAGCATCTATTGGACTTGAAGTACCTTGATAATACTTAACACTCTCCCAAAATTCCGTTGGAGAAAATTTAGATAAATCATGTACTAACCCTTGAAATGGAATTCCCACTTTACAGCAATAGTAGAACACCCAATGTTTATGCGTACAGACTTTCTTAAAATGTCTGAAAGTATTAATGATATAATTCTTATACTTCATTATTCTCTCCAATCTTTCTATACTCCGTATATACTTTGTTTTCACAGTAATACAAGTTATAATCACACTGTTCAATGTACCACCATAACTTCTGATGTCCTTCTTTAAGATATTCTCTACAATAATCTGTTTCCTGATAGTGATTATCTACCATCTGTCTGAAACTCAACTCATCAATAATACCTGAGTTATGACAATATACTGCTATTCTGTTAATTAAATCCTCTGTGAAATTTTCCGTGACCACAAATACAACTCTGACAATTTCGTTTTTTAATCGCTTGATGGATTTTAATTGTTTAAAATCATGTAAATGGTATACAACTCTGTCAAAATATGCATATGGTGCATCTTTTACATTTGGCATACTTGTATGTAGCTCTATCTGAACTCTATGTAAAGTTATATCGAAGAATTTCCTATACCACTCTACATTATTTTCTAAATTCCATAATGGATCTCCACCACCAGATATTGATACCCAATTACACTGATTTTTCTTAATCTCCTCTTCCAAAGAGTTCAATCCATCAATCGTACTCTTTGGAATCTGAAGGTTATTATTCTTTACAATGCAATATGGACATGAATAGTGGCATCCAAAATTGGTTATCACACTCATGTACTTATCCATATTCTACTCTCCAATCACTTCAATCTGACAACTTTTCATAACTTCCATAGCCGCTTTATGTTTATCAGGTGTGACTCCTGCACAGCAACTTGCATCTACTGTGACATTAATAAATGGATAATCAGCTTTAATAATTAAAGCATTTGATACTACACAAATTTCGCTACAAAGACCAATAAGTTCTATATCATTGTTAAATCCAAAGTCAGTCCAATGTGTCCAACCAAAAGATTCCTTATTGATATATGCACAATTTGGAACTTCTAATCCGTCTGCAATCTGCCATCCATGAGTATTGTAAATACAATGTTCAACTGGTAACTTGATACCTTCTGGTGTACTTAAATAGTTTTCATAATGTGTATCTCTTGTGAAAATAATTCTATCTCCACGATTATAATATTCTTCAATTTTCTTCTTGACATTTGGAACAATTGCCTGTGCTTCCTTTGTACCGAGTGAGCCATCAATAAAATCATTCTGCATATCAATTACAATTAATGTTTTGCTCATTTTGTTACCTCTTTTCTTTATTTTTATATGTATTTATTCTCTAAAAACCCAAAAGAAATTCCGCTTTCTTTCGGTCTTGGTTTTTATACAATATATAGTATTTCTTGCAATTCCTTGATACTATATATTGTATATTATTTTAGTTTTCTACTGTCATAGATGTTTCCCATACCATAACCATGAGTGCAAGCCATTAATGTGAAACAAATACCCTCTATTCCAATAACTCTACCGCCAATAAGACTATTCTCACTTACAGTTCCAACTCTTTGTACATCGTTTTCATAAGTTAATTTTGAATAGAGGGTAAATTAAAATTTTTTGCCACCGTATACAAGTAACTGAACCCACCAGCATTACCTACAGGCTGTGCCAATAAACACATTGCTACATGATCTGAATCATATACTCTATTACCCTGACGAAATTGCTTTCCAAAATTTATTTCACCGACACCACCAACTAACTGTGGTTTATCACCACAAGCAGAACTTAATCCACTTGTGGCTGATGAAAATTTACCATCTTCTCATCTGTACAAATATATGTATTGTCATACTGAGCCTTATATAAATGCTCAATCAACAAAGAGATGCAAGTTGTCACTATACTGTTACCGCTTTGTTTATATCCCTGAGTATCAGACATTCCAACTGCTTTACAGTTCTCATAATCAATATCATCGAATCCCATGAGCCTGTGGCACTCTTTTGGCGTGAGCTTCCTCACAACTCTTAAATTGTCTCTTTCAACTTTTGGTTCTGTATTACCGCCACCACAAGTATGCATAGCTGGTGCAATTCCATCTTCGCTATATACTCTGCGAGACTGTTCATGCATTCTCTGAAACTTTTCGCTGCATAAATCAGCAATATGTATTGGTTCGTTTGAGTCGGCAAGAATCTGTTTTGGCTGTTTATAATCGGTTGCCACTAAAGTACCCATTACTGAATCCTGCTGATAAACTAAATCTCTGTTACCTAATCTGGTACAATTTTGTCCAATTGTTGTTCCTACTACATTCTTTTCAAATTTTGGATCTGTTATCTGAAGTCTTTTCTGTACTTCATCAGATAAGAAATATTTCTCCAGAACACTGCTATCTGTTTCTAATAAATCCTTTAATCTGATTCCTGTATCAAAAGGCTGTGGAAATTCAAAAGACTTGGTATCAATATCCTTACGAATAGAGATACAGAAGATTCTATTTCGATTCTGTGGAATACCTGTATTCTTTGCATTGATTGTCTGATAATATGAGTTATATCCCAAGTTATCAAGCCGAATCAGCCAATCCTTAAAACTGTCAATATACTTCTTTGATACAAGAGCATCTACATTCTCCATAAGCAAATACTTTGGTAATGTATTATTCTCTTTTGCTTTTACAAGAAGTCTCTCAACTTCATACAATAAACCTGAACGAGTTGATTTAATGTTGTGGTTGCCACAATTAGGGCATGTATAACGAGTATCTACGTCTAATTCAGATGGATCATATTCACAACCACAATCATGACATGTCCACTTTAATCCTTCCTGCTTACCGGCGATTGACAAATCTGTACATGGAGTCGAGTATGTAAGTAAATCACTATATGGCAGTGACTCAATCTGCATCATATCGCCAAGATTATGTGAAATATGGTCTGCTAACCAATATTTCTCAATACCTTTTGCCTTGTTCTTCTTTCGTGAAAGCTTCTCCCAATCATACGGAACATCTTTCTTAAAATCATATCCAAGTCTCTTATCTGTAAGCTGTTTTACCATTTCTTCTTTACTTGGATAATCTTCATAATTTTCAATCATCTCATTAGTTAATCCACAATGAATTGCAGCATAACTAACTACTACTTCTTTGTCTAAATCTGCTGTTGCAATCATATTTGCATTGAAGAGATGAGTATTATCAATTCCCTTCATCTGCGCACCAATACCACTGCAAAGCTCAATTACACTTAACTCACAATAATTATTTTTTTCTTTATTCTCTGTCAAAATCCTTTAATCTACAGAGATTGCGCAATCATTTATCCTAGAATTTACTGTTAATTCCTTTCTTCTTAATTATTTTATTGTAAAATCCTATGGAATTTGCACGTCTGCAAAAACCATAAGAAAAAAATATTTCATTTTACTTTATTTTTGGAAACACTTGAACGAATGTACAAGTTAAGAAATATTCTCACTGATTTTCATTAATCAGCATATCTTCCAGTTTATAAATTTCATCTTTTAGAGATCTAATTCTGGTTCTAACCAATTTATTAAATCCCCATACAGCTTCCTCGTATGTATCAGCAAAGAATCTCGCATATATAGTTACACCATTCTTTTTCAAATCTTTACCATTTGCTTTATATTCATAGAAATATTTATCTTCTTTGATTCTCCCCTTTACGGGCTTACACATAAGATTTAATGCTCTCTCATCTTCCTTGTATGCAAAAGCCCAAAAATCTTTATTATAATGTGTTCCATCATCAATGTATTGTAAATCATTAAAGATATTTCTATATATACCATTATATCTTGCATCTATATTGTTACAATAAATCATTTTCTTACCTCGCTTTGCTTGGAAAATTTGGCTGATCAGCCTTTGAATAGAATCTCTATTTGAAATTTCTTTAATTCATCTTGAATCATCTTCTGTATATCTTCTTTGTCAAAAGATATATTTGCAACTGGAATAATATTTGCATTTTGATTAACATCGCCAACAAGAGCATTATCAAATGCCTCTAAAAACATTTCTGCAATTTCTTTTTCATAGTTGCCACACATTCCATCGTAGTTAATATCTGCAATTACTCTCGAAAAGAAATCTTTGAACTTATCAGCGATAAAATCTTTCTCATACCCTATTGGAATATCAATTGTTAATTTCATTCTTTTATCTCACCTTACTTCCCAAATGGATTCTCCATAATACAATGGTCAACCATATCTTTAAATGCAAAAGGTGAATCAATCACTCTATTTGAATATCTGAAACGCTTTAAAAACTCAAGTACCTCATGTGCATCTCTATGTGATAATGGAATAAATGATACATACTCTGGATGACCTTTAATGCATACAACCGCCCAAGAATGGTCATCAGAACAAAAACCAACATCCGTTCCAACATCTACCATCGAGTTCATCATCTTGTGACAATCATCAACCAATTTATAAGAATCTTCATATGCAATAGTTGCATCAGACAACCGTATATTGGCATATTCGCATCTTCTTCTTGCGTTATTGTATGATTTTTTAGCTGCTTCCACTTGAAATAAATCATCTTCTAATAACCAATGTCTCAATTTATCTCGTATTTTATCCTTTAATTTCACACTCTCTCACCTCTTACATACCAAAATCTCAACATCTGTATCCGCAAAAATGTTTTTAATCTGTTCAGAGACATCATTCCAGTTCAATCTATCTAAGCCACAACCAATTACAGGCATTGCAATCTTCTTGATATTATTCTCCAAACAAATCTGTTTCATCTTTTCAAGTGCAAGTCTCATTGTAATTGTTGTTGGTTTGTGAAAATATCTCTCTTTTGTAATAAGATTTAATACCCTATCTTCTAATAGACAATCACCACCAATCCTCTTATGAGTATACCGGTCAAAATAATATGGATATTTTGTCAGCAACCTTCTCTTCATATCAAACCTTTTATTGAACTCAACTACAATTCCTTTACCCATTCCAAAATCTGCACTGATACAATGTGCTAAATAATAATCTTCTGGTACTGTAAACAAGTCTTTATTTTCTTCTCTATATTTCACTATTTCACCTCGCTTACCACTTTTATCTTACATTCGATTTCTACAACTTCTAGCTGCCTATCAGCGTTATAACGTCTTGACTTGAATCTTCTAACCGCATTCTCAGCAGTTTTTCTTGTTTCCCAATATTTGTGTCGTGGGTTTGTAAGATTACTTAGTAATTTTCCTGTTAATTTATCCATTACACCATATAATGTAAATTCATTTTCCATCTCTTTCACCTCACTTATTCTCTATATGGTTCAGGACATTTCTGCCACGCAACCACATCTACGGTGCTACCACTTGGTAAAACATCCCATATCCAATTTCCCTTTGGATATTCATATCTATCAGTTTGTCTTACCTGTCTCCCAAAAGATGTTTCTATTGTTACCAAATACCTTCCTTTTTTCTGTGGTGGATTTTTAGTTCCCCATTTTGCCATTTATTTCACCTCACATCCATTTATCAATCTCGCTAAACACATTGCCTAGCGAATCAACAATCGTCAGATCCGTATCTTCATTCATTAACACTTGAATTTTTTCCCTATTGATAATAACCAAATGCCTACCACTGAAATACGAAATATAATTCGCTGCTGGATAAACTTTTAATGAAGTGCCACCAATAATCAACATTTCAGCATCTCGAATGGCTCTGATTGCCCTATTTACCGCATCATTAGGAAGATTTTCTCCATATAAAGTTACGTCAGGTCTAATCAGACCACCACATTCACACTTTGGGATAGCTTCTTTAGTGTTAAACAAGAAATCTGAATGATATTCCATTTTACATTTACTACAATAATTCCTCTGAGTAGTTCCATGAATTTCAAATACATTCTTACTGCCAGCTTTTTGATGAAGCCCATCAATGTTCTGTGTAACAATAGCCTTCAACTTACCTATTTCTTCCATCTTAGCAAGTACCTTATGAGTAATATTTGGCTCAATATTTCTTGTATCCATCTTCTGACGATAGAACTCATAGAATACCTTTGGATTGTTATATAAGCATTCTCGACTCAAAAGATACTCTGGCTCGTATCTATCAAACTGAACGTCATGCTGATTATATAACCCATCCTTAGAACGAAAGTCTGGAATACCACTTTCAGTAGATACACCTGCTCCACCAAAGAATACAATATTATTTGATTCTTCTATATATTCTCTTAATTTTTCGTACATAGTTCTTACCTCACTCTATCATTTCAACTTTAATTCTAAATTTTGTTGTTTCTATATGTTCGCTTTCTTGATAAGGACGATTATAATCAAAGTGCTGATGTTTAACAGTCGCAATCAAGTGAGCATCATTGCCAGAAACAAATTTCGTATCTGTCTCATAAGTATCTTCTGAACCATCACCAAGTTTAGAGTCTGTACAATATATCTGATTTGCGTCTAATGCATCTTGAATAATTCTGTAAATTTCTCCTGTATTATACATAGCTACTCCTTTAATACTCTATCCAACCATCTGTAATACCAGTCATCCAATAAATAAGATCTTCTCTATCATTTTTTAATCTTCCATCTATTACACGAGTTAAGATTTCATTGAGCCAGTATCCAACTTCTTTTCCACTTTTAATGAGCATTGTATCCATTACATCTTTTCCATTAACTGCTAAATCCTTTAGAGAAAAACATTCATCGTCCTGTAAAACTTCTTCCAAAATATATCCGATATTGTCAATCTTCTGTAATCTTGTTTCCTGATTAATGTCTGCTTGTGCTTTAATATCAGCTCTACGAACATTTAATAACCTTCTGAACTGTTCTTCTCCAATTTTATTAAGCCATCTCTTGACATATTTCTTCCCCATCTCAAAAGTTGTATCATGATAATAAACAAGCTGCACTACTTTTTCTCTTGTATCATTATCAAAACGAAGTCTTTTCATAATTGTATCAGTCATATCAGCACTGACTCTTCCATGACCTTTAAAATGTCTAATACCATCTTCTCCATCCTGATAACAATGTGGTTTTCCTATGTCATGAAAGAACACCGCTAATGATGTAATTAAATCTATTGAATTTAAGTCGGGTTCACAATCACATTCATAAGCTTGTACTGCATGTACTGTATGATTCCATACATCATAAATGTGATATGGATTATTCTGTTGAAAGCCAAGCATATCTTTAATTTCAGGAATGAACAACGAGAATACTTCACGGAATAATCCTATCTGTATATAAAACTCGCTTGATAATGCAATCTTACAGAACTCACTGTTGATTCTCTCAATAGATATATTCTCTAAATTCTTATACATTTTATGAATATTAAAACTCACATCAGAATCAACCACAAATCCCAGTTGTGAAGCAAACCGAATAGCACGTAAAATTCTTAAAGCATCTTCCGAAAATCTATCCTCTGCTCTACCAACACATCTGATTTTATAATGCTCAATATCTTCCATACCATTAAACGGATTTACAAGACCAACTTCATCATTGTATGCCATCGCATTGATTGTAAAATCTCTACGCTTCAAATCTTCTTTAAGACTTCGTGTAAATGTTACGCTATCAGGTCTACGACTATCTGAGTAATTACCGTCAATTCTGTAAGTGGTGCATTCATATCCTTCACCGTCAATTACAATGGTAATAGTTCCATGTTGTAAACCAGTTTCAATAATTCTCTTGTCCTTGAATACTTCCATCATTTCATCTGGTGTGGCAGAAGTTGTAATGTCGTAATCGTGAATTGGTCTGCCAAGAATACTATCTCTCACTGCACCACCACATAAAAATGCCTCATATCCATTATTCTGTAAAGTATGAATAATTTCATTTGCACCAGATGGAATTTCAATTTTCAATTTCTTCATTCAAATTCACCTCAATTTTTGGTATATTTATAAAATATCACTTATTCGTTATCATATCCAAAAACAACAAATCATCTTTCTTCAATGTGATATCATAACCTTTCCATTCTTCCATTAGCCCTCTTATATCAAATTTATGCGGAACAATAATTGCATAGCCGTGAGGAGTCTTATGTACCTCTATCTCTAATAATGGAATTTCCGAATACATAGCTATCTCATGGACAAAATCATTCATCAATAACTCATCATCCACATCAAAATCAAATAACCACTTGCCATCATCTCTGTTCTGCACTTGCAGTGCAACTGAAGCCAATGTGTGATTGAGACGTGTCATACTCAGTTTATCTCTCAGTAGTCGGATAATAAATTCTTCTCTGATTTTATCTTCATTCCTTGAATTGACCGACCTGTATAATCTTGTCTGTTCACCAGGAACTCCTTTGGCTGCAAAACTCTTAAATTCTTCAATTATTTTGTCTTCATTCTCTTTATATTCAAGGATTGTTTCAATTCGCCCCTTGAAGTTTGGAACATCTTTATTATCCTTGTTACGAGAACGAATTAAATATACATATAAATTTGACATTGTATTTATTCTCCTTCTAAATAACAGATTGGTACTTCTTTTGTAAGCCATACACCATTTTGAGATAAAAAGAATTTATATCCGTCATTATACATATCTTTTGCTCGAACCTTATAAATAAACGGTTCTCCATGTCTACTGCCAACATTTGTTGCTGTTTCAATATCTTTTGATAGATGAACATATAAACGGCTCTTAGAGATTAATCCTTGTTTGTTGATTGAAGAACAATATTTGACACCTGTTCCATGATATAAAATATCTGGTGGCATACACTCTTTTAATTCTACATCAACTTTTATAGAATGACCTTGATTTGCTCTTATAAGCGTCTTTTCTCGATTAAATGAATATCTCTGTTTAGAATCTTCTTCTACAATTTTCTCAAGCATTTTCATTGTAATCGTCTGAGTTTTATTGATTCCTTTTAATAGATCTGACACGTTAGCCCAACCATGTTTGTCTAATGTGATACCGATAACATCAGGTCTGTGTCTAAGAATTAATGCTATGTATTTGCTTAAATTATTTTGCTCTTTATTCGTCATAATGTTATCTCCATTCTCCAATATACTCAGAACATTCTTTTTTGAATTTTTCCAATATATGTATTAAGCTATCTATTTCATAAGAATCCTTAAATGTTATTTCAATTATTTCAGGCTTAGATATATCAATATTGTCAGTAGTGTAGGGCAATGGTTTCATAAAGCAATCAAATCTGACGTTCAACCCTTTATGTGTCAATCTTATTTGATTGACATTTTCTTTATTTCCAACAACCTTCAAATAGATTTCACCTCCAAAATTCCATAAGAAATGTGCGTTTCTTTCTAATGCAAAATATATACCACATATAGTATATATTGCTTATTTTTAATACTATATATGGTATATCCATAACAATTATTCACTTAATTCTGCAAGTGCCTTATCCAGATCCTCATCAGACATATTTTCAAGTGCCGCATCCTGTCTCTTAGCTTTGATTTCAAGCAATCTCTGTCTCATCTCAGCATTTTTCTTAGCATCTTCTCTCTTCTTTTTCTCATCCAGCTTCACGCTAACAATATACTTAACAATTTCAATCTTGTTAGAAATCTCCTCGTCTTCCTTTGACTTAGTATTCAGAAGACTCTCTTCCTCAGACTTCTTTACTTCCGCATTGAGTGTCTTGAATACTGAGTCCAGATTTGTGAGAGATAAATCCCACAAATCAATTACATTAATCATTCCTCTGAATGGGAACTGATAGTTTGCTCTTGTTGCATTAATAAATAATTCGTTGTTTGTCATAATAATCTCCTTTTCTAATTAAAACTTAATCTTCATTACACGCTCTGTTGCGCCCTTAACCTTAACAACTAAATCTGCTCTCTTTGTCATAGAGAATCCAATTCCTGAAAGCTGATCATCAGTATCTTCTACATGGCACTTAGCACCTAAAGCCTCAAATACTCTCTTGTGCTTTTCAAGGTCACTCTTTAAGAACTCATTGTAATAGCCATTAGGATCTTCGCTATTTACACAATCCTTCAGGAAAAAGAATAAATGTCTATGACCAATTCCATCCTGCTCATCAAAATAATTTGGACTATAACTAATTACTGATACAGGAACAAACTGATTAGTGCTTACACCCCAAATCTCACGACTTGAGATAGATGAACTTCCAGATAACTTTTCCTTAATTGAGAAGTTGCCATTCTTGTCAAGTGTTACCTCTGCCACCTGAACTTTCTCACCAGTTCTCATAGGATTGCTATAATCAAATGAATAAATCTCTCCATTGAACTCAACTTCTGCTCTAAATCCATGTCTTACTGCACCTGAATACTGATGTACAAAGAACTTATAAACACCTGGTTTCATTCTTGACAGGTCTTCCCAAGTAATATTCTCTACTGCAACCTTTCTATCTGGATGAATAATATCAACGTCTAACTGACCACCCATTCTTGAAACACTTGGCTTTCTACAATTACTAAAGAAAATTTCATTCTTATCTGGCTCAATACAATGTGCATCAAGATCGTAATTATCATGACCATCTTCATTCCACTGAATAGAAAATCTGAGTACACCATCGACATTACCGCCAGCAGCTTTTACATTCTGCTTCATATCAGAATCAGTAATGTTTCCTGAATAAGCCCAAGATAATCCATTATTCCACTTGAACATTGTCTTAGCGTCTGGATTAACAGGTGCAATCATAGAAACAAAGTTCTTCTCATGCTTATTCTCTACAAAAGCTTCAATCTCCTTTGCAGTTGGAAGTACCTTATTAATGAAATCCTGTGCTGAAATCTCTTCAACCTTAGAAAACTTCTTAGGACTTACAGCAACATCTTTTTCCATCTGTCCAAAGATATCATCTGCACTAACCATTCTTCTTGCAGCACTCTTATTTGAAAACAGTACATTATTTACAGTAATATCATTAAGATTAGCAAATCTTCTCTGTAATGAATCCATGTATCCAAGTTCTGTAATGGTCTTCTTTGCATCCTCAAGCATCTTCTTTGTAAAAATAGCCTTTGGACGCTTATAATTGCTTGGAGCGACAAT